AGGAAGGAGGTGGATATGACACGATTGGGTGCGACGTTGAAACATGCTTGGAATGCGTTTACCAATCAGGACCGCAAAGATCGACTACGTCCGACTACTGAATACTACGGTCCTAGTTATGGTAGACAGCCAAATCGGCTAAGACTTCGAATTTCCAACGAACGATCGATGGTTTCCTCAATTTATACACGTCTCAGCATTGATGTAGCATCTATTGATATGCGTCACGTGAGACTAGACGAACAAGGTCGATATGTAGAAGACATCGATAGTGGTCTTAATAACTGTTTGACCGTTGAGGCTAACATCGATCAGGCAGCTCGAGCATTCCGACAAGATATTGCGATGACACTTTTCGATCGAGGCGTTGCGGTTCTCGTTCCGGTTGATACGTCGATTAACCCGGAGCAATCAGGCGGGTATGACATCCTAACGCTTCGTGTCGGTGAAGTTGTCGAGTGGTTCCCGAGACATGTGCGTGTAAGTGTTTATAATGAAGCTATCGCTGCGCGACAAGAAATTACTCTGCACAAGAGTTCAGTGGCCATTATTGAAAATCCTTTGTATTCGGTAATGAACGAGCCAAATTCAACGCTGCAGCGTCTTCTTAATAAACTTAACTTGTTGGATGCTATCGACGAGCAATCTGCTTCAGGGAAACTCGATCTCATTATTCAGTTGCCCTACGTGATCAAGTCTGAGGCACGTAGGCAGCAGGCAGAGCAGCGTCGCGCTGATATTGAGTTCCAGCTCAAGGGTAGCCAGTACGGCATTGCCTATACGGACGGGACCGAAAAGATCACTCAGCTAAATCGTCCGGCCGAGAATAACATGATGGCCCAAATCGAGTATTTGACCGCGATGCTTTACGGTCAGCTCGGCCTAACTGAAGAGGTCATGAACGGTACTGCGGACGAGAAGGCAATGCTGAACTACTGGAACCGTACGATCGAGCCAATTCTTACTGCTACCGTCCAAGGTATGCGGCGCTCGTTCTTGACCAAGACCGCTCGAACGCAAAAGCAGGATGTTCTATTCTTTAGGGATCCGTTCCGCTTGGTTCCGATTGAGAACATCGCTGAGATTGCAGATAAGTTTACTCGTAATGAGATTATGACCTCGAATGAGATGCGGCAGGTAGTTGGTATGGCTCCGCATCCCGATCCGAAAGCTGATCAGCTTCTTAATAGCAACATGCCACAAGGAAGTCCAACTCCAACTGGTGTTATGAATGGTAAACCGCCCCTGCTTGATCTAGCAGCAAGTCTAGATTCAAGATTGAGGAAGGACGTTCAAAATGGGAGTAGAGGCTAGGCCCGAAACCACAGGCTTTTCCTTCTTGATTCATTCGGAAGAGACCAAGCCTGATTTCAGCGGCTGGGCCACGAAGGCTGGACTCAAGTGTTCGGACGGTCGGATCATCATGCCGGATGCCTTCAAGCATCAGGACAAGCAGACGATTCCGCTGGTCTGGCAACACGGTCATACCGAGCCCGCCAACGTGCTGGGTTACGCAACGCTCGAGCATCGTGAAGATGGCGTTTACGCCTACGGTTTCTTCAACGATACCGAGTCGGCGAAGAACGCGAGGACACTGGTAGAGCACGGCGACATCAAGTCGTTGTCTATTTATGCAAATCAGCTCACGGAGAAGTCCAAGCAGGTTCTCCACGGATTCATTCGCGAGCTGAGCCTAGTACTATCGGGTGCGAATCCCGGTGCCCTTATCGACAACATCACGTTGGCTCATAGTGACGGCGAAGAGGTTACGCTGGAAGATGAAGCCATCATCTATACTGGGTTGGATCTCACCCATGCCGACGGAACGGCTTCGACGGCTACGCCTACGGACGGACCGACGGTCCAAGAGGTGTACGATTCGATGTCTCCCGATCAGAAGGAAGTTGTTCACTACATGATCGGTGCCGCGCTTGAGAGTTCTGCTCAGACGCTTACTGATGCATCTCATTCCGACGCGAAGACAAAGGCTAAGGAGAAGCCGAAGTCACCGGCGGAACTCGTCCATGCTGATGACAAGAAAAATGAGGAGGAAGGACGGCGCATGACTCGCAACGTCTTTGAGGACAAGAAGAACGGAGGTGAGAAGGAGAAGCACGTTCTCACTCACGATGCGATCAAGGGAATCGTCGCCGAGGCCCAGAAGGGTGGATCGCTCAAGGGTGCTGTCGAGGCTTACGCGCTCGCGCACGGTATCGACAACATCGAGATCCTCTTCCCGGATGCTCGTTCGATCACCGACACTCCGGAGTTCGACCAGCGGCGTGTCGAGTGGGTCTCTGGTGTCATCAACGGGACCAAGCACTCGCCGTTCTCCCGGATCAAGTCGCTCGTGGCCGACCTCACGTTCGACGAGGCTCGGGCCAAGGGCTACGTCAAGGGTAATCTGAAGAAAGAAGAGTTCTTCAGCGTCTCGAAGCGCACCACGACGCCCAGCACGATCTACAAGAAGCAGAAGCTCGATCGCGATGACATCATCGATATCACCGATTTCGACGTTGTCGTTTGGCTCAAGGGCGAGATGCGTCTGATGCTGGACGAGGAGATCGCACGCGCTGTTCTGATCGGAGACGGTCGTCCTGTCGATGACGAGGACAAGATCAAGGACCCGATGGGTTCTCCAGAAGGCGCGGGTATTCGTTCGATCCTGAACGACCACGATCTCTATGTGGCAACGATCACTGTCGATGACACGGCTGCGCCAGTCGACGTCGTCGATGGGATCATCTCGGCGATGGGATTCTACAAGGGATCCGGTTCTCCGACGTTCTACACGACGCTGGGTACGCTCACAGGGCTTCTCCTCGCGCGGGATAGCCTGGGCCATCGTCTGTGGAGAACGGCTGCCGAGCTCGCGTCCGAAATGGGCGTCGCGAACATCGTCACCGTCGAGGTCATGGAGGGTGAAGACGATCTCGTCGGCATCATCGTCAACCTGAAGGACTACACGATCGGTGCAGATCGAGGCGGAGAGGTCAACTTCTTCGACGACTTCGACATCGACTACAACCAGTACAAGTACCTCCTGGAGACCCGGATCTCGGGCGGACTCACGAAGATCCGTTCGGCCATGGTCATCAGAAGGTCAGCTGCTGGCGCCAACCTCGTCGCTCCTGAGCGTCCTGACTTCGACGGTACGACGGTCGTCGTGAAGACCACCCCGGGAGTCACGTACCGGAACAAGGACACGGGCGCAGTCCTCACTACGGCGGCTCCGGTCGTTCTAGCTGAGGGCGCAACGCTCACGGTCGAGGCCGTACCTGCATCCTCGGCGACGTACTTCGAGAACAACGTCGACGACCAGTGGGCATTCGAGAACGAACCCGGTTAGGATAGGCTCTCCATGGTAAAGTTCTTTGGTCGTATTGGATATGGTGAATCAGTAGAAACTGCACCAGGCGTATGGGCCGATCGCATTACTGAGCACTCGTATTACGGAGATGTCATTCGAAATAATAGATATCTCCAAGAAGGAGAGAATCTTAATTTCGATCTCAGTGTTCAAAACTCAATCAGTATTGTGGCCGACGAATATGCTAACGATCACTTCTTTGCCATTCGATATATAGAGTGGGCGGGGACTTTGTGGACGGTTACCAACGTCGAAGTGCAGAGTCCTCGCCTCATTCTACGCTTGGGGGAGGTGTATCATGGGCCAACGCCTGGATCTGCACCAACTCCTTAAAACGTTCACTGAGAATGTGTATTTTCAGCCTCCAACTAATGTTCAGCTACAATATCCTTGTATTGTCTATAAACGTGACTATGCTGATACTAAATTTGCGGATGATGCACCTTATAATCGAACATTGAGATACATGATTACGGTTATCGATGGAGATCCTGATAGCACAATTCCAGATAAAGTGGCAGCAATGCCAATGAGTCTGTTTAATCGATTTTTCACAGCCGATAATCTGAATCACGACGTCTATAGCGTTTACTTCTAAGGGAAAGGATAAAGATGGCCCCTTTGACTTGGGACCAGGTTGGCGACCGAAGGTACGAAACCGGTGTGGATCGCGGCGTTCTGTACATTCCAGATGCGGCGGGTGTGTACAATGCTGGATTCGCCTGGAACGGTCTCACAACTGTTACGGAATCGCCCTCTGGTGCCGATTCTTCTCCGCAGTATGCAGACAACATCAAGTATCTGAACCTTATTTCTGTGGAGGAGTTCGGAGCGACGATCGAGGCGTTCACCTACCCTGACGAGTTCGCCCAGTGCGATGGTTCGGCTCTCCCCGAGCCGGGAGTAGCCCTGGGCCAGCAGGGTCGAAAGATGTTCGGCCTGAGCTTTAGGACCAAAGTCGGAAACGACGTCGACGGGTCGGAGTTCGGGTACAAGCTGCACCTTGTCTATGGAGCCCAGGCCGCTCCGTCGGACAAGGCCCATGCCACCATCAACGACTCGCCGGAGGCACTTGCCTTCAGCTGGGACATCACGACCACTCCGGTGCCTGTGACCGGACATAAGCCGACCGCACAGATCGTGGTTGACTCCACTGTAGTCGACCCGGCGGATCTCGCATCTCTCGAGGCTCTGCTGTACGGCTCGGGTATCGTCGCGGCAGCTCTTCCGACGCCGGACGCTGTTCTCGCGCTGTTTGCAGGACCCTGATTTAGAGACAGGAGACTAGGGAATGCTCACAATTATTGTGCTTGGCGCCGAAATGTTCGACGAAAACTCACAAGAATTTTTTACCAAAGGCGACGTAACTTTAGAACTAGAGCATTCTTTAGTCTCAC